TTAGTCGAGGGGAAGCGACGAAGGCGACGGCGACCGAAGTGACTGCCCTTGCTCAATACTCCGCATCGGAGATTGGAAAACTCGCAAGAGAGCGGGACAATGCCATTGAACTGATTGCCCTTGCATATCTACGTATCATTGCTTTACTGGCTGAAGACAAAGACCAAGCCGTGATTGAGGTAGAAGGTTTACCAAAGGTCATCACGGTACAAGACTTGGATGCCAAGTTTAAGATTGTGGCACTGGACCAGTCGTCTACACCACTATCTGAAGCACTGAAAAGAAACAACCTTGTCCAACTGCTCCCTGTGCTTACAAGTCTAGGTGTGCCTGCTGACAAGATTAAAGAAGAACTAATACGTATTTATGACTTGCCAGAATCATTTATGGAAGCTCCTCCAGCACCACCAGCACCACCACAAGGTATGGGAGGTCCTGCACCGGAGCAAATGCAAACCACGCCTGGAGAGATAGGTGCGCAAGGTGAACTACCATCTGCACAACTCGCTGCCATGCTCAACACACAGAGACAATAATGCCATTGTACACCTACCGATGTCAAGCCTGTAACAAAATACATGAAGAGATAGTCTCGTTTTCAGACCATGAAAACAACTGTGTACCCAAGGTATGTGGTACTGACACATATGAATCTGGATGTGGCGGCAAACTTTATCGTATGTTAACAGCACCTGGTACACATAGCAGTTGGGCAGGCACTGGCAAACATGGAGTCAATGGCTACTTCTCTAAGGCATTGGGTAAACACGTAGCCAATAGGCACACAGAACAAAAGATTATGGAAAGTAGAGGGTTTGTATGCGAAGCTGACCTGCCCAAAGACCGATGGGATACAGCGGTTGAAACACAGAAAAGACGTGTTACAGCACAAGATAAAACAATAGAAACCTACACGGAGGCCTTGAAAAGTGGTAAAACAAAAGAAGAGGCTGTGGTGGAAGCGTTTCCTGCACGCGATGCAGTCAGTGGTAAGTTGGATGAAACTTGGGGGAAGAGTGAATGAAGAAATGTTAGAGGCTGAAATCAGTGCAGCCGAGCAAGATGAAGAAGTGGCGTTTGCACAAATGGCACCACGTGGTAGATTCAGTGCCAAAGCATTGAACAACCTGGTCAAAGCCACCAACCGTTTGCTGCCTAAGTTTGGGCAGACACCAGACTATCCCTTGTTTCAAGGTGACATCACAGAGTTTCCAACAGACTTTGTACGTGTACTCGCTATGTTTCAAGGTGCAACAGATGATGCTGTAGAGCAGGGTATTGTAGACGACGAGTTTGCATTTGACTTTGAAAACATAAGCTCGGACGCGAATCTGATGGTCCTAGCAGGCAAAATCAACAAACTGGCATCGGATAAACAATACGACAGATACCTACGGTCACAACCTACTGAAGAGGAAGAGACTGAAGAGGGTATCACAGAAGATGAAATCACAACTGAAGACATGCCACTGGAGGATGTCGAAACTTTATTTATGGAGAGAATGTGATTTATCTTGAACCAAGAAGCATATTTGATAATGCTATTGTACAGAAAAAACCTGTGGTATATGACTTTGATAAACTTATTGAAGTCATGATGGATAACTACGATTGGGGTTATATAAAAGCCATAGATTGGTATTGCTATAACATTGAACCACTTAAACTACACAAAGGACTAAGAATACAAGGAGATTGATATGCCTAAAGTCAACGGAAAGAAGTTCCCATACACAGCAAAGGGAAAAGCTGCTGCAAAAAAAGCCAAGGATGCCAAGAAGTCAAAAATGGCTAAAGTGCGTGCAGCCAAACGTAAGAAAACCATGCCTAAAAAAGGCGCATACAAAAGGAAATGAAAATGAATAACACTACCTCCGGTACGGAGACTGTTGAAAACGTAGACACGCCAGAAACAACTGAAACTGAAACTGAAGCAGTAGAAACTGAAGATGTGGAAACACCTGATGGTGATGATAGTGTTGATGGTGGTGAAGAGAATGTAGAGCTCATGACCATTGAGGAACTGTTGGGCCTTAATGAAGAGGACTACGAAGAGTTTACCGAAGATGCAAACCACAAAGGTATGAAACCACTCCATGAGTGGATGCAGCACATACCTGAAGATGTGAGAAAGCATGTTGCTAATATACGTTCTAGTTACACTCAAAAGACACAAGAGTTGGCTGAAATGCGAAGAGCACTTGAAGCCGAGCGAGCAGAACTGCATAGACAACAAGACCATGCAGTTAACAACCCGTTTCTTAAACGTGCTGAAGAAGAGTTGGCAAAAGAAGAAGAGTACGACATCTACACAACAGAAGGGATGCAGGCTGAAATAAAACGCCAGGCAGCAAAAATGCTTCAGGAAATGATGAAGCCAGCCCAAGAAGAGATGCAGATGAAACAACGTCGTATGCAGCTCGAACAGTTTAAAACTGACAATCCAGAGTTGATGAATGATGACTATCGTTTGCCAGTGGCACAGATGTTACAAGAGCGACCAGAGCTACGCTTGGAGGATGCTTTTTACATTGTAAAAGCCAAAGTAGATGCACAAAAACTCAAAGAAGAGCGTGCACAGATAGCCAAACAAAAGTCTACACGGCGTGAAACACTGCGTAAAACATCCGGTGGTAAGTCTGTGTCTCCTAGTGGTACACCAAAGTTTCGTGATGCTTGGGAAGCCTTCCAATATCACAAGTCACAAAAAGCAAAGAAGTAGAGGATGTTATGCCTAAAGGTAAGCGCAACGTAGACAAGATTATCGTACATCATTCTGCTTCTCCGCAGTCTACAACAAAAGAACAGATTTATGATTGGCATGTCAATGGCAATGGTTGGTCTGACATTGGGTACCACTACATTGTATTGGGTACTGGAGAAGTGGTGGCCGGGCGTCACATCAATAAAACAGGTGCTCATTGCAAAGGTAAAAACAAGGGTTCCATTGGGATTTGTGTGACTGGAAATACATCCAATGAAGCACCAAGCACCGCACAAATGGAATCGTTGTGGGGCAAAATTAAAATGTTAATGGAAGAATATGGTCTTGAACGCAGTGATGTGTATGGACATAGAGACTTCGGTACAACCGAGTGCCCAGGTAACTACTTGTATGCAATGTTACAACAGTTCAAAGGCGGACTGCTTGCATAGGGTTGACAATAGAACAATTACAATTTAAAATGCCTATGTCGAACAAACTCTTTGAGCACTTGGTAGACAACCATTCCACAGGAATACGGTTTAGGCGAAACTACATAAACTAAACATTATAGGTAAAACAATGGCTATTTCGAATGATTTGCTATCGTCGACCTTGTATTCCATCCGTGATGGCGAAGTTGACGAATTATTTCAAAAGGTTGCATTCCTTGACAATGCAAAACGCTTTGGTGGTATCGAGTATGAAGATGGTGGTATTAAAATCCAACGTCCCCTCTCAATCGCTGAACACTCTCAAATTACTAACCTTCCTACTGGATACGAAGCAGTAAACCTTGCTGTTAAAGACGTATTGCAACCTGCTATCTACGAGTGGGCTGACTTTACTGCTCCTATCGTTATCACCAAGAAAGAAGAGTTGGAAAACAAAGGCGAGAAAGCAATCGTGAAGATTGTTGAAGCTCGTATGCGCTCTGTTATGGGTATGCTTCGACGTGAGTTGAACAAGCAGTTGCTTCGCGGTAACTCTACTGTTTTGACCACTATCAATACTTTGAACGGTGACCCAACTGTTGGTGGGTTTTTGGAAGCAGAATCTAAGGCTCGACAGGCAGTTGCAGGTACTACTGTTGGTGGTATTTCTAAGCAAACCTATCCAGTCAACGGTTGGATGAACCAGGTTGCTGACATTCAAAATGACTTTAGCACTAACGGTATTGTTGGTATGCAACAGTTAGCAATCCAAGCAAACACTGTAACTCACATGGGTCAGATTGACTGTGTGCTTTTGTCTGAAGCGGCAATGGCTAACTATCGTCGTGCTTTGTTCCAACAAGAGCGATACATCAATGAGAAGACTCTTGATGGTGGACGTATGCAACTTGCTTTTGGTGGTGCTGTTGTTGAACAAGACCTTGAGCTAGGTTTTAGTTATGCTTCAAATGACTTTGGTACTGCACCATTGTCTGGCTACTTCCTTAACTTTGACGGTGTCAAGTTGTGCATGCACAAAGATGCTGACTTCGCTGTTTCACCTTTTGAGCACATTTCTGGAACTACTGCACGGGCTGCCCAATTGTATGTTAAAATGCAATTGATTGCAGATCATCTTGGTTCTTGTGGTGTTCTCTTCGACGCAGAAACTTTCTAAGGGGGCTTATCATGGCTACACAAAACATTATCCAATACTTGGAAACTTCTCAATACAACGCATTGCCTTCTGGTGGTACAGTTGCAGTGGGTGTCGAAGCGATGAACCGTCGTCAAATCGAAACCTTTATTGCTTCTGAAGCTATCTCTGCACAGGACGTTGTTGCTTTTGACATTACCAAAACTGCTGACGGGGATAAAATGATTCACGTTGTTAAGGCAGATGGTAACGATACTGATAGAGTTGCTGTTGTTGGGGTTGCTCTTGAAGCTGCAGCGGCTTCTGGTGACACTATTGACGTTTGTATTGCTGGCTTATGTCAAGCAAAAACAGATGGTTCAGTTGCTAAAGGAGATCGCTTGATTGCTGATGCTGCTACACCAGGTGCTTTCCACACTGCAGATGCGGCTGATGTACTACCAATTATTGCTTACGCAACTGCAGACGACAGTGGTACTGTTGCAACTGTGATTGTGATTAAACAGTTCTAAGTTAGATTTTCTATCAAGCCGAAGGGGTGGGCCAACGCCCATCCCTTTTTTTCGTATGGTGACCTATGGCAAATTTAAAAGCATTGAGACAGAAAGTTAAAAATATTACTGACTACAGTCCAGAACTGGCACAGTTTAACAACCAGTTGGATGAACTTTTAAACGATGCCTACTATTGCATCTGGACAATGAAGCGTTGGAACTTTAGTACAAAGCTTGGCACTATGCGTTTGCACACAGACATCACAACCAGTACAGATACAGAGAATAGTTCTGGTGCAAATGTAACAGCAACTGTTACTAAGGGTGAGCGTCAAGTGGTATTAAGTCACGACATTGACAGACTGCATGACATGGATGTGTGGGAAGGTCAACCTATGGAAATAGACAACATGGAATACATCATCTCTAAATTGGTGGACATGAAAACCATATTGTTAGAAAAACCATTTGAAGGGACCACCTCCGCAACAAACAAAGGGTGGAAGATAAAAAAGCGATGGTATGACCTACCAGAAAACTGTTTGGAACTTTTATATTTAGGGCACAGAGATTACCCCTACGTAAGTGTTAGTGGTTCACAAAATCCATACGGAAAGTCTACTGCCATTTTACCCAGGCGCGAAGAAGATGTTGATCTGCGAGTAGACTACACACAATCCTACGCAGAAGCATACATAACCAGTCCTACACTTCACATTGCACCGGCTGAACAATTAAAGATTGAAGAAATTGCAGCACCAACTGGTCAGTTTCAATCCAACAAATACTACGAGTTTGCATGGGCATTTATCAAAGATGGTAAAGTAGGTGCATTGTCAGAGCCAACTATTTACAAAGTCACTGAAAACAACAGAACACTAAAGTTGTCATTTATTGGTTGGGACGATTTAGCAATAAAAGCAGATACTTACAACAACAAAGACCAAGAGCCTACACAATGGGAAGGTTATCGAAAAGTGGTTTGTTGGAACAAAAACTTCGATCAAAATACAGGTGAACGTAAAGGGCTGCCATGTTGGCTTTTTGTTGTGAATGGTACAAGTACGACATCGGGTACTCGTAACGACTCTGATTACCTGCGACCTATTGTAGTAACAGACATAAACGAATTTGTAAATATAGTAAAGTTAGACCAACTCGACAATGGTTCTCCACGCTACATTGAGATTGATGGGAATCATCAGCAAATCAGACCGTATCCACGTCCAGTTGGGTTTGATTTTGAGGTGCCACAAGAAAAGGTTGGAACAAACATTACAGTGTACCATGACTACGTGCGTGAGATGGTCATGCGATACATGGTCAAACCAAAGGACCTGTTGTTGTCTACAGATGTACCACAGATGCCATATGAGTTTCATCAGCTCATTGTATACAAGGCACTGGAGGACATCTACTTAAAGTTGGGTCAACAAGGTTTGGCAGCAACGTATGAAAAGAAATACATGAAGGAAATTAACAACCTAGCAAAACGCTATGTTGACAAGATTGATCAGCGTGTAGTGCGTGGCCGGTTTCACATGGCATATGGTAGACCAACATACGATGGTACTACATTAAGGAGACTTTCATGAAGCCACAACGGTTCAAACGTTACGTACCATGTGGAGGTATTAGTCAAGTATTGATGCCAAACATAGGGGACGCAAACATAGTCAACAACTGTCGATATGTGTCTGAAGGCGGTTGGAAGGCGAATGTTGGGTTTGAATCATGGTGGCATGCGCCAGCATCTTGGACTATTACGAGTGCCATTGCTACAAAGTATTTTACTGACAAAGTTGATGCCGTATACCAATGGAAGAGACAGGGCACCAATGACATCTACACCTTTATTGAGCAGTCAGGGCGATTGTACTATGCGATTGGTAACAAAGGACAGGGTGCAACGTATACGGGCGCCTTCTATGAAAATGACTTGGTTACGATTGACAGTGACCGGTACATACCCAAGTTGGGCGATGTCGGTAGTCAGTTTGTGAACCTGGGACAACATCTGTTGATTATCAACGGACGGGACCGTGCAATACTGTTTAGTGGTGATCAAGTATATAGAGACTTTGGTTTTGTATTACAGACTCCGAGCTGTGACCCTTTAGATGTAGCCACAGAGTATCAGAACAACAAAGTATTAAGTGGTGGTGCTGCTGTTGCTTACAATAAGGTGTCTCAATACGGTTTGGGCGATGTAACAGAGAATGTACAGTATACGTACAACTACAAAATGACGATGATTTCAGACTTGGGTGCGGAATCTCCATTGAGTGCAGCACAAAGTGTTTCATGGTCTATTCCAAATGCACAGAACAAACGATACGGTGTTGCGCTTGACTTGCCAATAGGTCAAGAAGGTGTAGTAGCCAGACGTATCTATCGCACCAAAGAGATAGCCACAAACGGTGAACTCTACTACTTTGTGTCACAACTTGATGAAAACTCTAGTCGATTCTACATAGATGCCATGCCAGATAGGTTTCTAGTGGACCAAGCCCCATCGTTCACGGCCAGTACAGCAATCACTACAGATTGGAAGTTTGGTGAAGTATGGGACAATCGTTTGTGGTTGGCTGCAGGTAGTCGTATTATCTATTCTGATAGAGGCATTTTTGAACAGTTTGGAGCGTTGGCATACTTTGACCTGGGCAATCAGACCGGTGGTGACATTACACAACTGGTAGCGTTTTACAATAATCTGATTGTATTTAGGGAATCAGCAATCAACATTATTAGTTTTGATACAGATAGTTACAACATTAGCACTATCACTAACACGCTCGGCACGGTAGCCAGCAAGGCAGTCGTAGTCATACCACAGTTGGGAGTTGTTTTTATCAACGAACAAGGCGTGTGGATGCTGTCAGGTGGCTTAAACGGTGGCGCATCGATAAGTATGCAGAAGATAAGCAAGCCCATCGACAAACTGTTGCGCAGAGTTAATCGTTCGATGATGCACAAAGCCATTGCAGCATACTCCTATAGAGAAAGGGAAGTGTGGCTGCACCTGCCAACGGATGATTCCACTACACCAGACTTTGGATATGTGCTACACTTGACACCACAAAATCCAATGTGGTCTATTCGTACAGATTTAGAAACGCCTACCAATAGTTATTGGTCTGCGATGACGACAACTGTTAATGGGTACTTTCTATTGGGCAATGACCCCAACTGGACACCGGCATTGGATGCAACAACAAACAAGTTGGGTCCACTTCAAGTTATGAGCTCCAGTTCACATTGGGGCCAGGCCGGTCAGATTACTGCATTTGGTGACAACGTTACATTGGCTATCACAGATACGGCACACAATGGGCATCAGTGGGAGAGTGCTTGGTACAACTCAAACGAGAACAGTGTCAAGGTGCGATACTATAGTGTAGAACTACGCATCATGTCATATGGGGACAATGGGTTCGACTTCTTTTATGGGATTGACTACTCGTACACAGAGAGTACCACATCCACCCAAAAGCAGGCAAAGAGTGAAACGGTGTACACCATTAAAGAAGATGCCGTGTTTGGTCCAGCTGACTTGTCTGTAACCAAGGTGCCATTTACAGTGAACTCCAGTAAGATTGCAGAAGGCAGGTTGATCACACTGCGATACGATGTCAATACAGAGTTGTGTGACCAGTTTAAGTTTGGTGTACGAACTACCAACTCTCAACAGTGGCACCTACTGTCCTTTAACATACTGTCAGATTCAGTGGCCATGCCAGCACTTAACCAGTCCACAAAGGTGTCACGATGAAAGTATTTACACAGGTAGGACAAAAGGACCTTGACCAGGTTAAACCAGAGAACATTAATGACAACACTCGTATGGTTGTGGGTGAGTACAACGGTAAAATTGATGGTCAGAACTTTCCAGTTGCTACTATAGACAAACTTAAAATGGCACCATCAGTCAAAACAGATACAGCTGCATCTGATGTAAAAAGATTTAAGTTTATTGGACAAACACAAAACTACTTTTTTGTGCGTAGATGGAACACCTTTGAAGGTGGACTAAATATCCATTTACCACTGTACACTTTTGACTTGCAAAACAGCAGTTGGTCAAGTCGGTGGAATAACTTGACAGATATACAATCTGATTTTAATAAGTTTGTCTTAGAGTTTGACACTGAAAGTGGAACTTTACATGGATGTTTTGACATCAACTATCGTCATGGGTTGGACATCATAAACGATGGTTCGTCTGATGATCC